GTGCCACAAGAAGCTATTGGCGAGCAGTATCGTAAAGGTTTGATGGGTCGTGACTCTGCTGGTATGAACTGGAAGATGGATCAAAACATCGTTTCACATACTTTTGGTTCTTTCTCAGGTACAGCTACTGTTGCAACTACAACTGCAACTGGTTTCTTGACAAGCGGTTGGGCTTCTTCAAGCACAATTACTTTGACATTGACCAATGGCGTTTCATTAAATCAAGGCGATACATTTACCATCGCTGGCGTTTATGCAGTTAACCCACAGAATCGTCAGGCTTATGGTTCAAACAAGTTGCGTAACTTTGTAGTTAATACTGCTGTTAGTGGTTCAGGTGGCACAATTTCTGTAAACGTATCCCCAGCGATTATTACTGCTGGTCAGTTCCAGAACGTGTCTATTCCTTCTACTTCTGCTACTGCTGCTGTTACCTTCTTTAATAGCTCTGGTACTGTTTCCCCACAAAACATCATCATGCACCGCAATGCGTTTACTCTCGCAGTAGCCGACCTTGAGTTGCCTGAGGGTGTTCACTTTGCAGGTCGTGCAAGCGACAAGGAAATCGGTCTGTCAATGCGTGTAGTTCGTCAATACACCATTAACAATGACTCTATTCCTACTCGTTTAGACGTTCTGTATGGTTGGGCTAACCTCTATCCTGAACTCGCTTGCCGTGTTGCAGCTTAATTAACCATATAAATAAAGGAAATTAATCATGGCAAATCCAGGCCCAGCAGTCACAACTTCGATTCACCCACAGTTATTAGGCTCTAACCAAGCATTGCGTTTGATCGCAACTGCTCAAGCTGTTAGCTTATCCAACACAGGTGATACCGCAGTTAACGTAATTGATGTTACTAACTATGTTCCAGTTTCAGTTATTACAGCTAACGCTAATAACGCTGGTTCAGCAGTTTCTAGCATTTCTAGCATTTACTTAGGTGTTTACACCGCTTTAGCACAAGGTGGTACAGCAGTCTATACAAAAGCAGCTTTGGCAACTAATACAACCACAGCAAACGCTTCTGTTGTAGCTGCTACTTTAGTAGCAAGTGCAACAAACGCACAAACTTTGTATGTAAACGTATCTTCCGCTACCGCAACTGGTACGATTGATGTTTATGTATATGGTTATGACTTGTCAGCACAGTAATTTGTTGTAAACTTAAAGCCCACCCCCTAAAAAGGGTGGGTTTTTTACTAAGGGGAATTAATGAAAAAAGTAATGATTGGTATGCCTTGCTATTCAGGTAAGGTTCATTTTCAAACAATGCGCTCACTTTTGCTCGATGCAGTCAATATTATTGGGCGTGGCGATAAATTCAGCATGGCAGAAGATTTAGGCAATAGCGATATTGCAGGCTCACGAGGGGCTATTTTTGGGGCTTTTGTACGCTCTCAAGCAGATGTTTTAGTCTTTATTGACGATGACGTATTTTGGACACCAGGTGCATTAATTAAGTTAATAGATCAGCCTGTTGATGTCGTAGGTGGTATTTACCCTAAAAAGCGTGATCCTCTTGAATGGCCTTTTAAAATTGGCATTAAAGACGAATACCGAGTTGATCCTACAACAGGATTAATGGAAGTTATGGGGCTACCTGGCGGGTTTATGAAAATCAGTCGTAATTGCGCTGAAAAGATGACTGAGGCATATCCTCGTCAAACAGTACGCAGCACAACTGAATATACTCAGTTTTGGCCTATATTTGACCCTTATGAAATGCCTGATGGCAATAGATTAAGCGAGGATTTTAGCTTCTGCCAACGATGGTTAGATATAGGCGGTCAAGTCTGGGCAGACTTTGAATTAGAGATGGGTCATATCGGTTATAAATCTTTTGTAGGAACTGTTGGAAAACACTTGAGAGAAGCTGAAAACAATGTAAAATAGTTGTAGATTTACAACACACCCCCTTTGCAAAGGAAAAAACTATGTCTAGCACTACTGTAACTCGTGGCAATTCCCACGAAACTTTTTATATTACCCCTTCTATTACCCCATCTGCTGTAGCTGCTAATACTTCTGCTGCTCAGACTTTTAGCGTTGGTGGCTTACAAACTACCGATTTTGTTTTAGTTCAAGGCTATCAAGGCACACAAACAGCAGGCATCGTTGTTGCTGAATCAGATTGCTTAACTGCTGGCGTATTGTCCATTCAGTTTGCTAACTGCACAACTGCTAGCGCAACTCCAGCTTCTGGCTTGTACGCTGTTCAGATTACCCGTTTAGAAGGCCCATCACCTACTACTGCTGTTTAAGGACAAATTATGGCTAACGTATCAGCATATCGTTTTGTAGGCCCTACAACTGCTATTACTGTTAGTGGCACTTCTTCAACATCTGTAACAATTACCCCATCAGGTAACGATCAGCCTAACTTTTGTGGATTTTTAAATACTGGTGCAAACCCTGTAGCTATCACGATTGCCCCTGCGATTGCAGGAACAACGACTACAGCCCCAGCAGCAGTATTGCCCACAGGTGGAAACTCAAGTCAAAGTTTTGTTTTGGGCGTAGCAATGTCCCAACCTACTGTGATTGCTGTCCCACCTAGTTTTGCTATTACAGCGATTGGAACAAGTGGCACACTATATGTGATGCCTATGGTAGATCAGAACTAAGGAAAAATTATGGCAAACCCAGGCGTAGCAAGTAGTTCAGTAATTAATCTATTACCAGTTCAAGCTGAGTATGATGCCAATGGCAACTGCTTGGGTTTGTATGGTCAAGGTGGTAATGCTCTTTATGCCCCATACAATGCTAGTTCATTGTCGATTGGTAGTAATTTAGTAGCTTCTACGACCCTTCCTACTATTTCTAGCGGTTTTGGCACAGGCCCAACAATTCTTGCAAATAGCACTTTTTGTTTCAAAATTGTAGTTGGCACAGGTGGCGCAGCAAGTGGAACTATTACACTTCCTACAGCGCCTAATGGTTGGTTGGCTTTTGCTGCTGATGTAACAAACGGAAGCACCCTATTTTTGCAACTGACAGGAAGCACCGCAACTTCAGTTACATTTACTAGCTATTCTGTTACAACTGGTTCTGCTGCTAATATGTCCGCTGGAGATGTAGTTCTAGTTAACTGTATCGCCTACTAAGGGTAGATTATGGCTGGAATTAATGATTCTGTAACGCAGAATCTCCTGCCTGTTCAGGCGTATTTTGACCTACAAGGTAATTTTCAAACCTTTATAGGTCAAGGTCAGCCTTTTTACGCTACTACTAACCCTATTCAATCAGGGTTAACTATTACAAATAGTACGATTGATAGCACGACTATTGGTGCTACTACCCCATCTACTGGGGTTTTTACTAATATCACAACAACTACAGGTCAAATAACAACTCAACCTAGCGGTGCTACTGATATTGTTAACTTGCTTGCTTTGCAATCGTATGCTGCTGGAATAAGTTGGAAACAACCTGTAGCTTGTGCAACAACAGCTAATATTACGCTTTCAGGTCTGCAAACAATTGACACTTACACGACTTTATCGGGCGATAGAGTCATTGTTAAAAATCAAAGTACAAGTGCTAACAATGGCATTTATATTGCTTCTAGCGGTGCTTGGAGTCGTTCTACAGATGCAGATACATGGAATGAGCTAGTTTCAGCTATTGCATTTATTGAATATGGATCACAAGCTGGTGGAGCATGGTTCTGTACAGTAACTCCTGGCGGTACATTAGGCGTAACTCCTGTAACTTGGGCGCAATTTACAACTTCAGCCACTTATAGCGCAGGCACAGGATTAAGTCTTACAGGTTACACATTTAGCATTACAAACACAGGCACAGCAGGCACTTATGGCTCTGCAAGCGCAGTTCCTGTTTTCGTAACAAACGCTCAAGGTCAAGTCACTAGCGTAACGAATACAAGTATCGCAATTGCCAATACCCAAGTTTCTGGGCTTGGCACAATGTCAACGCAAAATGCCAATAACGTAGCAATTACAGGTGGATCAATCAATGGCACAACTATTGGAGCTTCTACTGCTTCAACTGTTACTGGTACTACCATTACTGCTAATAGTAGTTTTAGCGGTCCTGGAACTGGGCTAACAGGCACAGCATCAGGATTAAGTATTGGTGGCTCTGCTGCAAGTGCAACAACTGCCGGAAGTGTAACTAATAGCGTTACATTTAATAATAGCGGTACAGGCGCAGCATCAGGCACAACTTTTAATGGCTCTGTTGCACAAACTATTTCTTACAATACTATTGGCGCACCTAGCACTACAGGTACAGGCGCAAGTGGCTCATGGGGAATTAGTATTACAGGCAACGCTGCCACAGTAACGAATGGTGTATATACAACAGGTAGCTACTCAAATCCTACTTGGATTACATCAATTCTAGGTTCAATTGTTAGTGGCGCAGTAGCATCAGCTACGACCTCTACTAATCTATCAGGCGGTTTAGCTGGTTCTTTGCCATATCAATCAGGTGCAGGCGCAACGACATTTTTAGGTATTGGCTCTGCAAACTATGTATTAACATCAACTGGTTCTGCTCCTCAATACGTTGCTCAAAGCACATTATCAGTAGGATCAGCTTCTACAGCAACTACAGCAACAAACTTGGCTGGTGGTATTGCAAGTCAAATACCTTATCAAACGGCTGCTGGAACTACTGCTTTTGTAGCCAACGGAACAACAGGTCAATTCTTAACTTCTAATGGTACTTCTGCCCCTAGCTGGTCAACAGTATCTACAGCTATTACGATTACAGACGATACAAGTTCTGCTACACCTTATTACCCATTGTTTGCTCGTGTTACTAGCGGAACAACAAATACAGAATATACAAGTTCTACAAAACTAAATTACACGCCTTCTACTGGACTTTTAGCTGCAACATCATTTAGCGGTGCTGGTACAGGATTAACAGGAACAGCAACAAGTCTTTCAATTGGTGGTAACGCTGCCACAGCAAACTCTGCTATATCAGCAACTACATCTACTAATTTGGCAGGCGGTGCAAATGGTTCAGTTCCTTATCAAACAGGCTCTGGTGCTACGACATTTTTAGTTGCAAGCACAAATGGCTATGTTATGACATTAGCTGGTGGCGTTCCAACGTGGGCAGCAAGCAATAGTGGAATAACAATTACCGATAATACAAGTTCTAGTTCAACTTATTATCCAACTTTAACTACTGCAACAAGTGGAACTATTACAAGTGAAACTACAAGCTCTACAAAATTAAGTTTTATTCCTTCGACAGGAACATTAAATACAAGCGCACATGGTTTAAATGGTTCAACTAGCGGAACAATAACTTTAAATTCCGTAGCCGTAGCTGGTACAAACACAGCAACATTTCCAGCCGCTACTGGCACAGTAATGGTTAGCGGTAATATGCCAGCGTTTAGTGCTTACAACAGTTCATCTCAATCATTAACAAATAACACATTTACAAAAGTTTCTTTAAATGCAAAAAATTTTGATACAAATTCAAACTTTGACTCAACTACAAATTATAGATTTACTCCTACCATTGCTGGATACTATGCGTTTAGTGTTGGATGTGGACTAACTGGCCCAGCCACAGTAGTGCAATTTGTTTTTGAAATTCGTAAAAATGGCACTTCGTATAGTCCAAGAATTATTGATACAAATCCAAGCGCAAGTTTTTCATCAAATTCATTTATCAATTTGTCAGGCTCTACCATTATTCAAATGAATGGTTCTACTGATTATGTTGAATTGTGGGTATATACTTATGGGCCAGGCGCAACAGGAATTTCAGTATCAACTGGTGCTAATGGTGCTTATTTTTGCGGTAATTTAATAAGGAATACGTAATGCAACTTTACGAAAAAATTATTTTTATTTATCCCACTCTTGAAAATGTTAATTTTTTGTTAAATGGAATATTTTTACAAAACGATTCAGACGGCAAAGGCGATTACATAGCTTCTTGGGAACACCCAACACTAGCTAGACCTACACAGGAACAACTAGCATGAGTATGATTATTGATGGAACTAATGGTCTTACTGCACTAATAGGATAAATATGGACTATAAATGGAAAATTTTAGAAATATTTGCTAAAGATGAAGTTATCACAGGCGCAAAATACCATCTAATTGGCACAGAAGATGACATTTCTGTTGAAAGCGAAGGTAATTGGTACTTTGATTGCCCTACTGCAAAAGTGCCATATTTAGAAGTTACTGAAGATATGATCTGTCAATGGATTGAAGCTGATGCTGTTGTTGACGGCAAAAACCACATCAAAATGGGTATCGAAAAGCAAGTAGAAGCGTTAAAATCACATAAACCTGTGCCTGCTCCTTGGCTACCACAAGTATTTAAACCTGAGATTTAAACCATGACAACCCCATACGACATTGTTTCAAGAGCATTAAAAGACATAGGCGCATTAGAGGCTGGGGAATCACCTAGCGCAGATGCAGCTCAAGATGCTTTTGATATGCTCAATGATTTAATAGATCAATGGTCAAACGAAGAAATGATGGTCTATTACAAGAACGAGATTGTATTTCCTATCGTTCCAGGTCAGACTCAATATACTATTGGCCCTGGCGGTCAAATAGGCGCAATTATTACAGGATCAATTTCAGGCACAACTTTAACTGTTACAGGGATTACTTCTGGAGCAATTAACGTAGGGCAAACCCTTAGTGGTACAGGCATTACATCAGGAACTAAAATTGTTGCAATGCTCACAGGCGCAGGAAATAACGTCAATGAAGCAGGCACATATCGCTTAAATATTAGTCAAACTGTAAGCTCTGAAACAATCAATCTTTACTATCAACGCCCATTAAGCATTGATTCAGCATTTGTACGCATTAATACCAATAGTAATGGTGTGCCTATCGTAAATGGTGGTTTAGATTACCCAATCTCTATTCTTGCAGTAGAAGATTATCAAATGATTGGTTTAAAGACTTTAAATGGGCCTTGGCCTAAAGCTCTTTATTATCAACCTAGCGAAACATTAGGAAACATTTATGTATGGCCTAATCCATCGCAAGGCGAAATGCACATCTTTACAGATAATTTGTTTCAAAGCTATACAAACTTAAACGATACAATTATCCTTCCACAAGGCTACACAATGGCTCTTAGATGGTGTTTAGCAGAGCGTTTGATGCCTATGTATGGCAAAGCCTCTCCTACGCAAATAGGGATGATTAACGCTTATGCAGCGCAAGCTAAAGCTACAGTTAAACGCATTAATATGAAACCTGTTCAATCTGCTCGATTTGCAGATGCTATGTTGGCAAGCAGACAAAAAGATGCAGGATGGATTTTGAGTGGGGGTTTCTTTAGATAGAGGATTAGTTCGCTAATGTGATATAATAAAGATTCTAACAAAGGAGTCTTATCATGAAAACACTAGCAGAATTAAAAGCAGAAAAATTAGAAGTAAACAAAGCAATAAAAAGATTAAAAGATAACGAAGCATACGCAAAACGAATTGGTAGGAAAGTAGGAGAGCCAGGAAAACCAGCAAATACTCCTGAAGTGCTTTGGAGCAAAGTTGATAAACGTGGAGAAGATAAATGTTGGGATTGGAAAGGGTTTAAGAATCATGATGGTTATGGAAGGACTTGGATTAATGACAAAGGTTACTATGCCCATAGAGTCATTTATTCGCTTGTCTATCCAAACACAATTACTCTTAATGCACCTCTTTCACAAGATGATTCAGGCTTTTTGCTTCATACTTGCGACAATCCTTCTTGTTGCAATCCAAAACATTTATGGGTTGGCACTCATGCTGATAATATGGCAGATAAAGTTGCAAAAGGTCGCAGTCCAGATTTTAGTGGTGGCAAAGGCCCTCGTTGCAAACTTACAATGGATCAAGCTAAAGAAGCTAGATTACTTAGGAAAACTGGTATGACTATTCCACAATTAATGGAAAAATTTGAATTAAGTCGTGCAAGCATGAAAACCTTGTTGCGTGGTGATTCATACAAGGAAAGTGAGTAATTTATGGATTTTGGCTTTGTTGGCGCATCGTACACAGCTCCAAGTATTTATCAAGATGATTCCGAGTGCATCAATTGGAGACCTGAAATTGACCCAACTAAAGGTCAAGGCGCAAGAGGCGTTGTTGCTTTATACCCTACTCCTGGTCTTACTAACGTAGTAACTTTGCAAAATGCTCAAATAGTTCGTGGTATGAGAACAGTAAGTGGTGGTGCTTATTGCGTTGCAGTATGTGGCCCATACGTTTATGTTCTTAATTCTAGCTTTACTCCTACTATTATTGGGCAATTAAATACCTCAACAGGTCAAGTAGGCATTAGTGATAACGGCACAAACGTCTATATAGTTGACGGCTCATATCGCTATACATGGCGCATTTCAGCACCTAGCGCAGCAGTATTTCAAGGCACAATCTCTGGAACGACTCTTACAATAACAAGAGTAATTAGTGGCACAATCGCTGCAAATCAAGCATTGTTTGGTATTGGCGTTCCTAACGAAACAGTCATTGTTAGCGGTTCAGGAACAACTTGGACTCTTAACAATTCAGCAACTATTGCAACTGCTATTCAGATGAACTCTGCTGCTGTAGCTGGGGTTATAACTGCTTCTATATCAGGGTCAACCCTTACTATAACAGCCGTTACAAGCGGAACAATTTACCCAGGACAAACAATTCAAGGAACAAGCGTAACTGCTAATACTGTAGTTACAGCTTTAGGCTCTGGAACTGTATTAAGTCAGTCTATTGCTACAGGTGGCACAGGATATGCTGTAAACGACACTATAACTGTCTTAGGCGGTGTTTATGGCTCAAGTCCAGCTACTTATACTGTATCAACTATTTCAGCAGGCGTTGTTACTGGATTGACCCAAACATTTGCTGGTCAATATACTTCTACTCCTACAAACCCAGCTTCTACCTCTACAAATGGATCAGGAACAGGGTTAACCCTTAACCTTACTTTTGGTACAGGATCAGGCAGTACCGGTAATTATGTTGTAAGTAATTCACAAACTGTTTCATCTGAAACAATGTATTTGCTTAACTTTAGCGTATTGCCTAGTTCTGATGGTGCGTTTAGCGGTGCTTCAATTGTAGATATAGTAGACAACTACTTTGTTTACAATAGACCTAGCACCCAACAATGGGCAGCTTCTAATCTTTTAAGCCCCATTACTTATGGATTAAGCTATGCAAGCAAGTTTACAGGGCCTGATAACCTTGTTTCTTTAGTCTGCGATCATGGACAAGTCTATTTATTAGGCGAACAAACTTCAGAAGTATGGGCAGATCAAGGTACATTTCCATTTGCTTTTCAAAGAATTCCTGGCTCATCAAGTCAACATGGTTTAGCGGCAGCAAACTCAATTTCTCGATTAGGCAATTCTTTTGCTTATGTAGCCAAAAACAATCGTGGACAAGCTGAAATAGTCATTATGAATGGATATTTTCCCCAAAGAATATCAACTCATGCTGTAGAAAACACTCTTGTTAATGAAAGCATTTCTGATGCTATTGCCTATACTTATCAATTAGAAGGCCATGAGTGCTATGTAGTGACGTTCCCAAGTCTTGACATTACTTGGGTATATGACATTACGACTCAGTTATGGCATAAATGGTTATGGACTGATAGTCAGAATAATTATCATCGTCATCGCTCAAATTGCTCTGCGTTCTTTCAAAACGTAGTTTTAGTAGGCGATTGGCAAAATGGTCAAATTTATCAATTAGACCCTAACAATTACACAGATAATAGCGATTCAATACGCAGATTGCGTAGATGCCCACATTTAACTACAGACTTACAACGTCAATATTTTGACGAATTACAAATACAATTCCAACCAGGCGTAGGCTTAGAAGGTATTACCGATCCCCCTTTAAATGCTGAAACGATTGGTGCAAACCCTCAAGCTATGTTACGTTGGTCATCAGATGGTGGCTCAACATGGAGTAACGAACATTGGTCACAAATCGGTAAAGTCGGAAGATACAATAATCGTATTATTTGGCGCAGATTAGGCTGGGCAAGGGATAGAATCTATGAAGTAGTGGTTACAGACCCTATAAACGCTGTAATCGTGTCCGCTAACCTTAAAGCAAGTGCAGGGGAGAACTAATGGCTAATGTCTTATGGGGTAACAGTCAATCGAATAGTTACCCGAATACACCCGTTTTAGATGAACAAACAAAAATGCCTACAAGGGCATGGCAACAGTATTTTTTGAATATATTAAACTTTACAAGCGCAACAAACGCAACAAAAGGGACAGGAACGCTTCCTAGCAATCCTGTAGGCTTTATTAACATTACAGTAGCTGGTAAACCTTATAAAGTGCCTTATTACAATGTCTGACATTATTGAAAAAATGGGTATTCCTACCCAAGAACAAATATTAAAGTTACAAGCAGAAATGTCTTGTATGCCACAAGTTGAGCTTAAAACAGAGCATTATTTTTCTGAAGGAATGTATTGTAGAAAGTTAACCAGACCAGCCGGAACGCTAATTGTTGGTAAAGTTCACCTAAAAGATCATTTTTTTATGTGCGCTATGGGAGAAATAATAGCTTGGACTGAAAATGGGATGAAAAAACTGTTTCCAGGCGATATAATCGAATCTAAACCCGGAACAAAACGAGTGACTTTTGCTTTATCTGATGCTATAGGAATTACTGTACATAAAACAGATAAAACTGATTTAGATGAAATAGAAGCAGAATTGATTGAACCTGATGAACTTGCTTTATTTGATTCAAGTAATAAATTGAAAAAAATTGTTATTGAAGGCCAAAAAATGGCTTTGGAAGGTAAATTATGAGTTGGGTAGCCGCAGCAGTAGTAGGTGGAACATTAGTTGGTGGATATATGGCTGGGCAAGGTCAAAAAGATGCTGCCAATACGGCAGCCAATGCTGCTATGGCGCAACAAGCCAATCTTCTTGCTGCTGGTCAAAAGGCTTCTGAACAATTTACCCCTTATTCAGCAGCAGGAACTACTGCATTATCTAATCTTGCTTCTAATAACGCTTATTTTAATAATCAATTTAGTAATCAAGATTTAAACTCTCAATTAGCCCCTAATTATGCTTTTCAACTACAACAAGGGCAATTAGGTAACGCACAAGCAAATAATGCTACAGGTGGCATAGCAGGCGGTAATGCTCAAAAGGCTTTACAAGACTATACGCAAAATTATGCTGGTACAGCGTATCAAAATGCGTTTAGTAATTATCAAACTCAACGTGGCAATATTAATGCAATGAATATGAGTGGCGCACAATTAGGTCTTGCTGGTGCTACAGGCTCTGCAAACGCTCAATTGGGAACAGCTACTAACGTGGCAAGTTTAGGCATTGGTGCGGCAAATGCTACAGCCGCTAGTCAAATTGCACAAGGCAATATATATGGTGGAGTGGCTAATACAGCAGGAAATATGCTTGGTTATAGTGCTTTAAATAGCATGAATCAAACAAATCCAAATTTAGGGGGTGGTGCTGCTTATGGTCAAAGTAGTGCAATTCAAGGACAAAATGCTATGTTCCAAGATACAGGGGCAGGAACAACTACCAATAGCTTTGGTCAAACCATTAATAACAATTTGGCACTTGGTTAAGGACTAATATGGCAATCGGCACAAGCGGTGTTTCAGTACCATCAATGGGTCAAACTATTGATTCAAGTATTTATGGGAATAAAGAAGCCCCCAAAGGAATGAGTTTAAGTGACATAGTTGATCTTAGTCGTAGCTCTACTGCGTTGCAAAAAGAAAAGGCTTTATTAGAACCACAAATTCGTGCAGGTAAAGCGGCAGCAGAAACAGCAGAAACTCAAGCAAGCAAATCTAAATTAGGTTTAGCTACAGATTTTGCTGACAAAATGCGTCAAAATCAAATTTCATTAATTAATGATCCTTTAATTGTTCAAGCAGAGCAAGACCCACAATTTGCAGCAGCAAATAAAGACAAAATTGCTAAATTAGTTGAAAGACAAGCTAAAGC